ATTGATTTTCTTATCCAAAGAAGCATACCATGTATGCTTTCCTTAGCAAGAGGGGCAGTGTAAACATTTCCGCGTGGACGAAATTTGCGACAAAGAAATTCTAAATCCTCAAAATCAAGGAATTCAGATTCAATCTTATCTTTAGAGGGAGTGGTATAAGTCATACCAAGTACCTCCCAAACAAATTCAGCGAACGTTTTCATATTAATGAACTCTGCGAGCTCATCACACACTGACCAAAGATTATCATCGCCATAAACGGCGAGTATCAAATCCTCAAGGCGAGAACGCTCTCCAAATCCGTTCGTTGTACAAACGTACCAATGGAAAGCATTGAAAGAAAAAACATTTACAAACGAGTTTAAAAAACCCGTTAATAATCCTCCTGAACTATTCATCCAGTCGGACCAGTAACATTCCCCATTAATAACAAATATGGGTGCTATGCTACTCATGCAAATATTATAAAGCATCCAATTAAACAAATTGTCGCCTGAGTTTATATACCACTTCACTGCGAGGTAAAGTGCATAACCAAACTTGCCAACGATTCCTGAATCAAATCCAGAATAATCGCCACCAGCTCGGTTTTTATGTCGAAGAATTTTCTCCGCTAAGATCCACCATTCAGGCCCGTGTGGGTTAATACCAATAAAAACATCAGTATCAAGGTGGTTTTCTTTCATGTAAGAAATAACATCACCCATTACCATTAATGTAACGAGGAGATGGGCGAGACTGCCCACACAAAAGATTCTTGTCTTTCCAAGAAATACGCGATCAAGATCGCGAGTTTCATCTTTAAGACAGGCTGAAACTACGTTTTTTAATTCGTAGCCAGCTTTCATAGCAATAAAAAGTTCTTCAACTTTATTTCGGAGGATGGGATTTATCCACGCGGGTTCACTCTCAGTGGCTTTACGCCAGAGTTCATCGCGGGACTTGAAGCCTAAGACTTTAAAATCAAATCCCACCGAGGCTTGCATGTCAAGTTGTTGAATTGCTTCTTCAAGAGTTAACATACGAAATTTTCGTCTAGTACTCGGAAAAAATCCGGCGAATGCAATTTCTGGCTCATGTTCGGCCAGTTCTTGCATCCAGCGCGGAAATATCCGTCTAGGTGCAGCTGTCATCTTAACGAGACCCTGTTTGAGGGGCTCCCGAAGGACTGCTGTAGTAATACCAGTGATGTCGTCTACAACATCAACTGTCATCGGCTTTAACATAGCCGGAGCTACCGTGATAGGATAGAGTGGTTCTGTAGTCAAGTCGCCTTGAAAGGCGGAAGCTTCGATTTTTGTCTCAGTAGGCATAAAATCTCCCTTTTTAAGGGAACCAAGAGAAACCAATCTACCATCATATTTTTGTTTGCGTTCGGGGGTAGGATTCCGAACGCAAGTAGGAATATAAGTTCCTTGGTTAATAACAGCTTTGCCGCCTTGCATCTCATAAGCCACTTTCGCGGACTCGTCTTCACTATAAATAGGTAAGAAAACGGATTGAGCATTTGCAAGTGCGCAATGCAAACCAAGAATTTTAACTACACCAGAATCAGTAGCAGAAACATACGGTAAACCGCAGTCACCACTTTTTGATTCCATTCCTGTGGTAACAAAATGTTCACCAAGGTGTAGATTAAAGGGTTTATCGTTGGGTAATTTAGCTTTCAAGGTTTTGTGTTCACCTCGAGAAGCTCCTTTACCCATAGCATATCGATGAGTCACTTTCCCTCCACTTCGTAATCTATGAATTCTTGCGATTTCGTGACTTCCGAGAATGGATTCATAAGTTGACTTCGATAAGAAATGCCGTTTAAGTGAGGGCATACTGTTGAATGACTTTGGCAAGTCAAACCATGAAAGATCACGATGAGAAGGATCAGAATTAATACTGAATTCTCCTCGTTGGAACGTAGCTAAAACTTCGTCCCCATTTCGGATTTCCATGTGGGTCCAGTTTTGTCCCCAAGTAGAAAAGAAGTGCTTATTAATAAAAGCACGACGCCCAGAAATAATTCCATGGGCTTCTCTTCCAACGTCATCAAAATAAAAAATAAAATTTCGCATATTATTTGAAATATTATTTATCTGTATGTCAATAGAGTCTTCAAGTTGGGATTGCATCCGAACCTTAGCTCTTTTTGACATCTTC